AGCAATACCAACGGATTAGCCCCGTTTGGTCCGGTTCGGACGGTGCCAGATGCCCGGAATCCCTTGCAGTTGCTGACTTTGACCCCCCCGGGTCGGTGAGCAGTGGGGCTGATTCAGATGCAACTTAACCAACCACAACGGACACAAACCGAATTTTTTTCTTTCATTGCAGAAATTTTTACAATAAAACTAATATAAACAAAAACAACGGAGGATAAGATGCCAGAGAAGGTAGAAACGAGGAAGGAGAAGAAGGTACGAAACAAGAGGGAGTATGCAGAGGCAAAGTTATCGAGCAAGTCTCAATTGAAGGAGAAGGAGAAGGAGAGCAGTTTCAAGGGTACAGAGGTAGTACCGGGTAAGGATGACGTTAAGTTTTGGGACGATTTTTTCAGCAGGATTGAGATGGGAGAGACACTTCACGGATTTGCAGAGTGTCATAACATGACGAACCAGTCATTGAGGAGGAGGTTACGTAACGGAGAGTTGCATGAGAGGTTCATCGAGGCCCATCAGGGTAGGGCCGTATATCATGCCCAGAGCATTGAGGGTATGATAGACCGTTTAGAGTCAGGAGATGTAGAGAGTGATGTAGCACGTGTTTCGATAGCAGCAAGGCAGTGGTTGGCAACGAAGTATTATCCAAGGATGTTTGGAGAGAGGCAGGAGGTAAATGTAAAGACGACTGATATGACGAAGGTATATATTGAGCAGTTAAAGATGATAATGTCGAATCAGGACCAGAGGATGAAGACTATTAGTGCAAAAAATGAGCGTAAAATGGTAACACAGGGGGAAGATAATGGGTAAGGGTAAGAGTCAGAAGCAGCAGGATCAGTGGAGGTCTTATGTACTTTCCCAGTTATGGGTACCGGGTCCATCAGAGGAGGGGATTAACGATCAGGAGAACATCAGGAGGATCAGGGAGGAGGATTCAGATGATGAGGGCAGGGATTTAGGGATTAAGGAGTATTTG